CAAAGCGTCTGTGCATAACCAGCACATTCCACCTCTTCAGGTTCTTGTGCATCTCAGCCTGTAAGTCTCTAGGCTTGTATGGTATCTTAACTTGCATCCTCTGTACCAGTCTCCCAAACTATCTTTAGCGAACCATCACTGATCTCAACGCCAGTTCTGTTCTTAGCTTCTCCGAATCTCTCTGGTAATATCTTCTGCACCTTCCATCTTACATGATGCCCATAGTCTCTCAACAAATTAGGATCGTAACTCTTACGACCATGTAACGCATCTCCGTACATATCCTCTAACTCTTCTAGTGCTTTCTCAGCAGCCTGTCTCTGTGCAGTCTTAACATCAGCATCTAGCTCTGCGTTCTTGCTCATATGGCGATATAACGTAGCACGACTGACCTTTGCATCTGCACAAGCCTTGACTAGGCTGTGTCCGTCTGTAATGGATGCTATGATATGCTCTTGTTTTGCTTTGCTTATCATGTGTGTTTAGAAGTACCTATTAACATATATAAAAGTGAGCCGACCCCTTTGGGGTGTGCCGTCCTTAAAAATAGCCCCCCTTGCCTTATTATTTGCGTGTGATTGCGTGCTATTATTTTATTGCGTGCGTGGTTCATGCTATGCCGTGCGTGAATGTCTCAATTATGTGTTTATAAAAATATATAATTGTCTTCCCTTTATATGCTAACAAATAAACTATTATTCACAGCTTATCAAATTATTTTTTACCTTGCTATATATAGTCTTTGCACCAGCTGGAAAAACAATAATAATTTTTTTTGCTTTTAGTACTTGACTAATAGAACATTGTTCCTATATATAATAAGACAACAACAAACAAAGCAAAGGAAACAAAACAATGGAAAACATAAATAGACAATCATTCAAGTACAATGAAATAAAAGAATACTTTGAGGACTTCATGAAAGAAAATCCTAATTACTTAGATGAAAAGATTTATGAAGACTTGCATCATGATTGCTTTAATACAGATTATTACATAATAGGCAGATACCAAGCTAAACAATGGCTAGAAGATCAAGTGTTTGATGTTATAAACATAATCAAAGAATACGAGCAATTCAACTTTGGCGAAGTTACAACAGATTTTTCAGAGCCGGAACAAGTTGTTAATATGTACGTTTACATAGTAGGCGAACAAATAGTTCAAGATTATTTCTGTAACTATCATTGGAGGAAAAGCAGAGAAACAGCTTAAGCCTTGTTACTCTTGTTAGTCTTGCATAGCCAAGACTAGCGAGAGCTACAAGCTCATAACCTAGCAACAGAAAGGCTAATAACATGATTTACAATGATATTATGACAAGTGATAATTTTGATATTGATTATTATAAAGGTTGGTTAATTGTTTACGATAAGAATATTAAAAAGAATTATCCGGTACAATTAAAAGACACAAAAACAAATAGAAACATTACAAGAAAGCAATTCAAACAAGCTGTTAATAAATACGGCTTTGATAAGGCTTGTAATTCATTTAAAAAACTTTATGCAAAATACGAGGTTTAAAATGACTAGCATAATAAAAGGCTATCTTAAATTTATAGCTTTAATAACAGCATCAATAGCAACAGTATATATCTTATACTATGGCATTTGGTTTTTATGCTTACTTAATGATAACTGCTATTATCAAAACTTTAACCTATAAACAAAAAGAATTGTAAAGGCTAGTTTAGTCTAGTCTTTACATTAATCAAGCTGTAAGGCTCTTAAAACGCCATTAACGGCATAACTAGCAAAGAGAAAGGCACTAAACATGAATGATTTAGATAACAATTTAAATAATTTAGTTAAAAACATAAAAATAAAACAGCAAATGGAGTTAATCAAAAAGATTAAAGATTGGCTAATTGGTGTTCAAGAAGTTAACGAACCTAATGCTGAGTGGACTATAGACGTAGACAGCCTTAGCGATATAGATAAAGGTTGGCTTGAATGTTCTCAGATGTTACTTGAGCAAATAGAGAAATGGGAGAAACAGTAATGACAAAGCAAACTATTGATATTACTCCTAATTGGAAGACAGCAAGTGAAATACTAATCATGGCTCTTCAAAATCCAAAGCTATCAAAGCAAGGATTTGACGAGGGCATGGCAACCATAAGAGAAATGGCAAGCAAGCTAGACATAGCTTGTAAGGAGCTAAACAAACTAGCAAAAGAGAAAGGACAATAACATGGATAAGCTAAAAGAATATCAGGCAAGGGTAACTATTTATTACAAGCTCCCAACAATACTAGCTTACGATAAAGAAGAAGCACTTGAGAAAGCAAAAGAAATTGACTGGGAAGACCATGTCAAGAATTGCATAATTGATATAGAAGAAGATTATTAACCTAACAGAGAAAGGAGCTTAGCATGGACAAACTAGCAAAGAGAAAAGCCATAGCATCAGCTAGGTATTTCAAGAACAAAGGAGAGATAGATATGTGGCATAGTGTATGGCACAAAGGCAAACCTTATGACTATCATCTATATGAAGAAAATGGAGTAAGCGAGGTTTATGTTTATAAAGTTAAGAAAGTTAATGGACAGTATGAAGTTGATACAAGTACAACGCTTCATATACATACATTTAACCAATAAAAAAAAGGGCGTTGCAAAACATGAAATTGCAACGCCACAACCTAGCAAAGGTAAGGAGAAACTACCATGCAATTAACAAAAGAGCAATTTAAATCTATCAGAACAGAACTGCAATACACTCAAAAAGAGTTCGCAGAAATGTTAGGAATAACTATCAGAATGATAACGTACTACGAGTCTGGACAGAGACCAGTAAGTAAAACTGTTTCAATACTAACTAAACGTATCTATCAAGACGAGAAATAGGAGATACATATGACATATTACAAGTATAAAATAATATCAAAAGCTATTCAATTAATGGTTACTTGGTGTTGCAAAAACAAAGACAAAGACAGTCAAATGACTCTTGTAAAAACACAAGGCATACTAAATAATTTTTATGAAAAGCATAAATAACGCAAATCTATGTAAGTATATCTATGCAGTACTGTATTGCATAGATATACTTCTATGCACTTCTATCAAGACTAAGATATTTTTTTTATTTTTATTATTGCATACATTCGTTAAGACTATGAAAACAAAACAATGTTTTGATCGTTGCCGTAGGATTTGCTTAGTCAGCATAGCTGATTATACGAGGGAGCAAAATACTGTCAAGAAAATAATTTATCCTGGATATGTTTACTTACATAGCCATGCACAAAACGAGTAACATCTCTCATTCTTTGTTCAGCCGGTTCAAGCTCATTATAGTAAGACCAGTAACCATCAAGAGTAACATCAGCCATATGGTCATTGCTATTGCCAAGTACTTTAAGAGAAAGAGCAACTTCTTTAAATCTTTCCTTGGTCTTACAAGACTTCGCATATTTCCTAATTAAATTAATACTATTTTTTGGCATTGGCACACTCATAATAGGTAAGGGCATATCCAAGTATGTCTTGGACAGAGTCAGCATGATTAGGAGTTTCCATTAATCTAGCTTGTTTAACAGCTATCATACACAGAGCTACTTGTTCCGGAGTTACCTCAGTATCTAACAGGACAGACCATAAACGAGAAATGCGAGTATGATTTTCGAGGATAGAACCATAGTCTTCGCCTCTTTGTTTTACAACATCAACAGTCTTTTGTAACAATTCAAATTTATCCATAGTAATCACAGCTTTCATTTACTTGTTCAATAGTAGCAGTCTTATAAAAGATTGGTGTAAATGCACCAACATAAGAGCCAACTACATTAAAATAAAAAAACTCAACAGCATCTTCTTCACTCATACCATCTCTGTCTTTCAGTATCTCAATACACTTATAGTAATCATATACAGCAACCTCTTCCGAGTTTGCATTAGGTATTGCAATACCCATAAATGCCTTTTCAAATCCATCAGCTAATAACATCTCGCTCCCTCACTATGTAAAACCATGTTTCTATGTCTACTTCACAAACCAAATCATGCCCTGAGTTAAAGTTCCTCGATAACACATCAAGAGAAATAACACATTTTATAGGACAATTATTGTATTTGTATATCAATACTGGAGTTAGATTTAAACTCGCAGCAGATTCTTTTGCTTGCTCCCACCAAGCACGCTTGAACGTAGTGCCTTTGAGATACGCTTTACATTCAATAGACCACCCAGGAATAATAATATCAGCTTGACCTTTAGCTTGATACTGATCCAAGTTTCTCTTGGCATCTATGTTTAGATTATCCTTGATGAGCTTGCATATCTTTCTCTCAAAAGATGCACCTTTGTTACGACTATCTGCCATCGATCATCTTCTCTTGAGCTTGTTTCAGAAAGTCATTCGCAGTTACTTGACCAAGTGTAGCTAACTCTATCTTGTTCATAGTGTCAGGTGTTGGGAATCTTTCACACTTCAACAACCTACATATAGCTGAACGAGTCAATCCTGATTTAAGGGCAAACTTGTTTTGTGTCAGCTTATTCTGTTTTATGTAGTCTATTAATTTCATACCTAGATAATATTTATATGTTGACAACCTGTCAATAATAATTAAATAATATGTTGACAGTAAAGATTGTAAAGAATAATATCGTAATCAATAGCAAAGGAAAGTGAGGATTATTATGGATCAAGAATATGTTTACGACAGAGAATGTGATGACTGTGGAGCAAAGACTTGTGCAGAGGTAGCATACTTTTACGAAGACAAAACATTTTGTGAGGATTGTTGTCCTGACGGATATGGAGAATAATTATGGGCAAGTTAGTTTTAATGCACAAAGAAGATATGGTCAAAAAGTATGGTGCAAAGTTAAACTTTGACACAGATAATTTCGATTATGATGGAGAAGATTGGGAAGTATTCTTAGATGAACTTAGAGGTCTTACTTATGTTGATAGTCGAAGAAGTGGCTACATGGTACAGGAGATAGATTAATGGATAAACAATTAGAAGATGCAATAGGCACAATACAAAACGAGTTAAGTTCAGCTTGTGATGAGTTTTATTCAAGTGATGAGTCAATGCAAAAAGAAATATCTAATGCTTGGAGTTTAATATTAAAAAAATTAAGCAAGCACAACAAATTAGGAGATTGGTATAATGGCTGAGATACCTGATTACAGACTAAACTTTGGCATTGAACATGAGAGTGCAAGCAATGGAACTGCACCAAAAGACGAGATGATACTCAAGCATTACCTCAGAAAAGAACATAAGATGTCTTTCCCTATGGCATCAAGACCTATAGCTGGGATAAACGTACAGACAGGTGTTGATTGTGCAATGGGATTGCATAACTACAGTCCCATTAGAGGTGTCCAAGAATCAATGGATATCAATGAAGCTATTAGATATGCACTCACAGAATACCAAGGATACACACCTAGAACTTGGGATAATGGCAAAGATGCAGAGGAATACGAAGAGTTTCGAGAGCATATTCCTGAAATGATTAAGCACGCTGTTGATGGACTGCAACAATATTTTACTGGTGTTAATCGTATCGAGGGAGAATCAATGAAGCAATTTATTGAGCCTAAGATAGATGTACCAGTTGTTTTATATCAAGATTACTCAGGTGGCGGCAAACAGATAGACCTTAAATGCTCACTACCTATGAGAAACCCACCAAAGAAAGATGGTACTAGGTCTTGGCGTATACCTAAACCTAAGACTGAACCATCTGCACAACAAGTTATGCAACAAGCAGTCTACTGGAAAGCTACTGGAGAAAAACCAGCTTTGTTATTTGTTACAGCATCAGGCTATAACATAGTAGACGAAACGAATTGTGAGCTTATGA